CAGGGTCCGCGTTCAATCCGGCTAATACCGGGAAGCTTCGCATCATCGACCCGTAGGATGAGCAATGTTTAACATCGCGCAAACAACGAGCAAGTCATATGACTTCAATCCATCGAACGCCGAGATAATCGCGCAGGCGTTCGCCCGCATTGGCATCCGGCGCACCAGCATTCTGACTCAGCATGTCCAGGATGCGGTCATGGAGCTTAATACCCTGTTCTCACGCCTCAATAACATGGGGCCGAATCTATGGACCGTGGACCTGCAATCCATTCCTCTCATCCAGGGGTCAGCAACCTATTCAGTGCCGGCGGAGACCATCCAGATCCTCGATGTTTATGTCCGCTTCGGGAGCCCCTCGACCGACCGGATTCTCTACGGGCTGAGCCGTACCGAGTATGCGAGCCTGTCCAATAAGACGACGCAGGGGTTTCCTAGCCAGTTCTGGTTCGACCGGCTGATCTCGCCCACCATTACCTTCTACCTGACCCCGGACGGGAATGGCCCCTATGTGGCCTACTACTACCGCTTCAGGCAGATACAGGATTCCCGCATAGCCAGCGACCAGGTGGCAGAGATTCCGAACCGCTGGATCGACGCCATCATCGCCGGCCTCGCCCACCGTATGGCCAGAATTTACGCTCCGCAGCTAGAGCAGATTCGCAAGATGGATGCCGATGAGGCGTGGAACATCGCGGCAACTCAGGACGTAGAGAATGTACCGTTGATCATTGCGCCGCAGACCGGCGGATACTGGAATCCGTAATGCGCCCTCATGGCCGCGCCAGTATTGACCCGAGATCGCCGCGTGCACTTGGCGTCTGCCAGCGCTGTGGTTCGCTCTATAACCACGACCAGTTACGCTGGCAGTACCAGTGGGGTGGGTTGCGGCTTATCAATCAGAGGCTTCTGGTCTGTCAGCCTTGCTACGACGAGCCACAGATTCAGCTCCGCACCATCATCCTGCCGGCTGACCCGCAGCCCATCGAGTTCCCGGTCCCGGAGGACTATGCCACCACCGACAACCCTCTCTCGCCTATCGGCTTTGTGGCCAGGGACAATACGACAATCTCGCCAAGCACCTACGGAACCTGCATCGGCAACCTGAAGGCTTACGCCGGCCTGAACGGAGCCTTTAACAGTGCCACCACGAAGCCGTCATGGCAGAGCGCAGCTATCTCCGTCTCAGTCTCTAGCTACCAGAACTTTATCGGCAAGTACTGGAACGCCGGGATGACAGCGGCCACCAATCCTGCGGGGACCTTCCAGGCGCCACTGACTTACAGCGTGACTTCGTTCTCGGTCTATGCCCCTACCGACCAGCCGGTATCAAGGGCGGGAGCAACTGGCCTACAGCTACAGGGGTCCAACGACGGATTCGTATGGACCGTGCTCTACAGCACGACCACCCTTGGAACAAACGGTGAACTGATAACCAGCGTCAGTAGTAACATGGCTACCGGCAACTACCAGTACCACCAGATAGCCATTCAAGGGGACGGGTCGCATCAGGTCGCTGTCGCGCAGGTACAGTTTAACGTAGCAGACACAGGGCAGAACGAGGAATGAGCCTCAATTTTGGGACCTATACTTCGCAGCTCGCGAATCTTATGGTCATCTCGTCGAACGACGCAAACTTCCAGACCTTCCTGCCTGGCTGCATCGACTATGCCGAAGGCAGAATCTACCGCGAGCTTGACCTGCTTTTCACTCAGGTGACCGACAACTCGGCGCGGGTGTCCAGCGGAGTGCAAGAGTTTACCGTCCCTACCTCGATTGGTACCTTCATTACCGTCGATCAGCTCAACATCATTACCCCGGCGGGGACTCTATCCTCTCAGGGTACGAAGGTGCCGCTGGTTCCCGTGTCTCCCGAGTTCATCAACAACGCCTATCCCGCGCTTGATGGGTCGTACACGGCCACACCAGAATACTATGCGATGCGCTCTAATAGCCTGATCTTGCTGGGTCCGGTTCCTGATGGAGCTTACTATGCCGAGACTATCGGCATCCAGAGACCGGCGTCACTCTCGGTGACTAACTCGTCCACCATTCTGACTCAGTACATCCCCGATGTATTCATGGCGGCCTCGCTGGTCTTCGGCTTCGGCTACATGCGCGACTTCGGCGGCCAGTCGGACAACCCACAGGGAGGCCAATCCTGGGAGGCGCAGTATCAGTTGCTCATCAAGTCGGCCACCGTCGAGCAGTTCCGTGCCAAGCATGAGGCACAGGGTTGGACCAGTCAGTCGCCGTCGCCTCTGGTGCAGAGGACCTAACCCATGGCGATGACATCGGTCATCCTCAGGCCAGGGGTTAATACTGAGAAGACGCTGTCCCTGAACGAGGCCGGCGTCTCGCAGTCGCAACTGCTGCGCTATAAGGACGGTCTTCTTCAGACTCAGGGTGGGTGGGTAACGCTATACAGTCTGATGGTTCCCTCGACTGTACGGGACCTCCATGCGTGGCAGGATATCACCGACACCAAATGGTTAGCCGCCGGCGCCACTGCCAACTTGCTGGTGATATCGTCCACCACCAGCATAGACATAACGCCACAGACCAGGACGACAAACCCGGTACCAAACTTCTCGATATCGACGGCTGTCGGCAATGCGCTCATCGTATCCGTTGTCGATGCCAACAGCGGGCCGTCCATCTACGATACGGTGTTCTTCAATACCCCGATATCCATCGGGAATCTCTACCTGAATGGTGCCTATCCGATTACCTCGGTTCTCAGTACCGGGTCGTACACCATACTGTCGAGCGTCGCCGCCAGCACGACCATCAACAGCAGCGGTATTCTGCCGGTTTTTCTCAGCAGCGGCGGCAGTCCGATTGTCACTGTCATTGCTCCCAATAACCCATACCAGGCCATTCTCGGCCTGGAGCAGTCCTTCTATGCACCTACCGTTGTTGATGGCCTGACGATTTCCGGCGGCTATGTCGTTACCTCAATCGTAGCGCCTTCCTCCACCTTCACGATTACGGCCACCCAACTAGCTAGCGCCAACGCCACATCGACGATGAACGGCGGCTTGGCCCAACTGGTCTACTATGTCACTGCCGGGCCGCAGACGACGGGAGCTGGCTTTGGCACCGGTGGCTTTGGTCTAGGCGGGAACCCCAATCATGACAACGGATTGGAGCCTGGATAACTGGGGCGAGATTCTTCTGGCCTGCCCCAAGGATGGCGCCATCTATGCCTGGTCTGCCGACAGTGGCTTCGGGAATGCACAAGTCGTGCCTCAGGCACCGTTCTTCAACGGCGGCATCTTCGTGTCGCAGCCGCAGCAGATCCTCGTTGCCTGGAAGTCAGTGCAGAGCAGTGGTACGCAGGACAACCTGATTGTCCGCTGGTCTGATGCCGGGGACTTTACCAACTGGGCCGTGACGACACAGACCGCCGCTGGCAGTTTCCATATCCCCACCGGCTCAATCATCGTCGGAGGATTGCAGGCGCCGAACTTTGGCGTGGTCTGGACCGACATTGATGTCTGGATTATGCAGTATGTCGGCGGTGACGTTATCTTTAACTTCTCCCGCGTCGGCGCCGGTTGTGGGCTGATTGGTCAGCATGCCGCCAACATCATCTCTGGTACGATATACTGGTGTGGGACGACCAGCTTCTTCATGCTGGGGCCAAACGGAGTGGTGCCTGTCCCGTGCTCGGTGTGGGACTTCATCTTTCAGAATCTAAACGCAGCAAACCAAAGTAAGGTCCAGTGTGCTCCCAATAGCGCATTCAACGAGATTGCGTGGTTCTTCCCGTCTACCAGCTCAACTGAGAATGACTCCTACGTTAGGCTGAACATCGTCGAGAACGCCTGGGATTATGGATCATTAAAACGCACAGCATGGGTAGACGTATCTGTTTTGGGCACTCCCATTGGTACGGATAATAGTGGCGCAATTCTTCAGCATGAAGTCGGCCAGGTAACGGCCGGGGCCTCGGCTACGTCATTTCGCTCGGGCTGGTTCTCTATCGCTGACGGCAATGAGCTTGCCTTCGTGGACTGGGTACTGCCGGATTTTCAGTGGGGCCTGTTCGGAGACAGCAGCGCGCAGGTGAACATGACGTTCTACGTCATCGACTATCCTGGAGACACGCCCCGCAGTTATGGGCCGTATACGCTCACGCAGGCTACCCAGTACATCAACCCCCGGTTCCGTGGACGGCTGATGTCGGTGCAGGTGCAGAGCAATAACAGCGTCTTCTGGCGGATTGGGCGCGTTCGCTTCCGCAATGCCACCTCGGGGAGGCGCTAATGGCTTCGCTCAATGACATCCTGTCGGCTCTCCAGAACGGGGTTCAGGCCATCAATGCCTTGACTAAGCAGCTCAGCAACTCGTTTCCGCCGATAACCACACTGACGACCGCCGCTCCCGCCGCCGGTGTTATCACCTACTCATCGTCCCTGGTATCGGCGTTCGGTCTGGTAGAGACAAGCTCTGGCGGAACCTATAGAATAGCCCTCTTGCCGAGCACATAGGACAGGTCATGGTTGACACCTTCACGACTACCATCAGTCTGACCAAACCTGGTCATGGCGGCGACGTTGGTACGTGGGATACCCCCGTCAACGGCAACATGGACATCATCGACAGCCTGACCGGCGTCGTGACGACAATAGGGTTGAACAACTCCAACGTCGTTCTCGCAACCGCTCAGTTCCAGTCCGCGTTGATCGTCTTTAATTCCACGCTTACCGGCAGCGTCACTATTACGTTCCCGACCAGCTATGCCAAGGCATATGAGATTCAGAATCTCTGCTCTGGCTCCAGCGCCTTTACCATTACGCTGACGACTACCGCCGCCGGCGGGCAGCTCGTGGGCTGTCCTCCTGGGGAGCTGTTCGAGGTTCGTAACGACGGTGTCAACATCAAGTACAAGAACTTCGGCCGCGTCGGCACTTATTGGGACTATTCCGGATCTTCGATCCCTGCGTGGGTATCTCTCTGTACCGTAGACCCGTATCTTTATTGCGACGGGACGACATTCTCGTCTGCCACGTATCCTGCGCTTGCCACCATCATGGGCGGGACTACCTTGCCTGACACCAGGGGGCGAGGGCGTTTTAACTTAAACGACGGGACAGGAAGAATAACTTCTTCCATTTCCATGGATGGCAATACAATTTTTCACGGAGGCGGCAATGACGATTTCCAAAGTCATAGTCACGACATTAATGACCCTTCCCATTTTCATACTTTTACGGCCGCGCAAACCCTATCGGCGGGCGGTGCTGGCAGCGGTAATTTGCTTACTCACGCCGTAGCCGGTAACACAGGGGCGGCATTTACTGGCATCACTGTTCAAAGTAATGGAGGTGGTAATAGTGGTAACATGCCCCCGGCCTACATCGGCGGCATAACACTCATACGGTCGGCTTGATGCATAAGCATCTACCAGCCGCGCTCTCTATTGCTCGCCGGCACGCCAAGCGCTACGCGGAAGGCGGTACTGTTGATTTGCCGGAGATTAAGGTAACGCCACCACCGCCAATGGTGAGTGACGAAGACCTGTCGATGGCTGAGGTCCCTCAGGCTAAGTCCCCTCGCGAGGGTGGGCTGATGCAGACGATACCCAAGTTCGCGGAGCTGTTGGGCTCACCAGAAGGGCGCGGCAAGCTATGGGACGCTGCCAGTCAATTGCCCGCTAACATCTGGGGCGGGGTTAAAGAGCAAGTCTCTGGCCCCGGCGAAGCCATGGCCGGCCACATGACGCCAGTGCAAGAGGCAGACTGGGCTACTAGCACTGCTCTGGGACTAGGCGGTTCGGAGCTGCCAATCTCCTATACCCGTCCCGGCATTGGTGTCTTCGGCGGTAGAGGGTCGGCGTTGGCTGACCATGCAGCGCTTGCTGAAGCTGAGGCGCTGGAACAGAAAGGACTTAATCAGAACCAGATCCACTTCAGAACGGGATGGTTCAGAGACCAGGGAACCGGGGAGTGGATGTACCACCACAACATGAAGGACGCTGCCCTTGGTCCTGCTGTGTCCGATCTTCATGCAGATCGCGACATGCCTATTCAGAATAGCTCCAAATACATACGTCCAGGAGAATCTCATACGCTCGATAAGGTCTTACAGCATCCAGATCTCTATGAAGCGTACCCCCTCCTAAAGGATTGGAAAGTCATACCTAACGACGTCCCCGGACAAATGGGTTCAGTGAACTACGCCGATAAGACTATGAAGATTGCGCCTCAGAACAAGGAGGCAATGCTGGGTACGTTGACCCATGAAGCCAATCATATCATCCAAGCATATGAGGGCTTTTCTCGGGGTAGCAGCGTAAACCGATGGTTGCCGGCAGAGTATCCAGCAAAAATGCAGGAGCTTTGGCAACAGGCCACGCCTTTCAATCAGTGGATTGAGTCGCAGGGATTACCGGTAGGTCAAGCCTGGAAGGCCATACAGAAGGCAAAGGAAGACCCCGGCATGCTGAACGACTGGGACCGCTCTCTTGTCAGTAATTTCACACAAGCTGGCAGATTTGATGAAGCGCTAGAACTTTTCAAAAAACAGGAGCTTTTGAACAAGGCGCTCAACGAGGCTTTCGACAAGTATATCCACGTCTACGGGGAGGCGATGTCGCGCCAGTCTGAGTACCGCCGCACTCTGACGCCGGAGGAATCCAGGCGGATAACTGTTCCCAATGCGATGCGGATGCTGGAGCAGAACCCGGTAGACCCTAAAGAGCTTATTTACAACACCAACCCGCTGACTCCCACCGACTTCCCGACGGCTCGTGAGAGAGGGGCGCCATCTCCTTACGACATAGAGGAATCCTACCGCATCTCCCCGGAGGGATTCTACACCAGGGCGGACAGGGTCGTTGACGAGAAGGGGCCAAAGGCGGCTACTGC